GAGGGGGCGCGGCGAGCGGCGGGTCTAAATACTTCGTAATTGGATGGAAATATAAAGATGTCTAATGGCAACGAAGAGATTGTAGAATTTGTGGCGCAGCTGTTGGCAAAGCCGCCTGGACCTCCTAACAGTATCCAGTTTGAGATTGATACCGATGGGGATGTTCACGCGCTCTTTGAAGTACTTTTAATTACGATGACGGAGATTCTTAAGACCTGGTATCCGCCGCCTATCACTATTGCTCTCATTTCCGACGAAGATGTTGCGCGTATTAAGGCGTACTTTGCATCGTTTAGCCTTCAGTTCCATTTCAATGTTGAAGACTTAGTGGGGGGACTTCGTATTAATAATAAGGAGTACCTTCAAAAGTCTAAACTTGAGGATATGCGTTTCCGTGTAGCCGCTGGTGAAAAAATCTACACCGTTCGCTTTTCCAGCCTCGCTAGCAGGTAATGGATACACATAACCATAACTAGGACAATCGCAATTTTAATAAATAGATTTGCGGCTAACTTCACGAATACCAGGCATAATAGAATGGCTAGTATTGCTGAAATAACTAAAATCTGCTGTGTCTGTGTCGGATTCGTCATAACCGATTCGGTCCACAAAGGCGCAAAGGGCTCCGTTGTTTTTACACCCTGTGGTAACCGCTGCGGCTTACTATCATAATATGCATCGGTACTCGCCTGATTCTGTGTTTGGAGTAGGTTCTTTATAATATTACTAGGGTGAGAAGGGTCAGTCTCGTTGACACCATCTCCAATTGGCAGGCGCGGATCTACGTGATACGTTAAATCTGCGTTTGCGGCTGTCGCCATTCCTTACTTATGTCTACGACTTAGTTTCTTAGCCTTGCGATTATTGCGATTATTGCGACGAGTTTTGCGGCGAGCTCCACCATTGAAAGGCGCCGGCATTTCCGCACTATAGTGCTCATTACTTAGCGGTACCGATACATATGGCGAAAAGCTCGCACCCGTATTATCATTCGGACGCTGTTGGAAGAAAACATCGGGATTCCCTGCGACCTTTGTTGCCTCAGCCATCTCGCCATACTGCGTCGCAGGAAACGGCTTGGACGCCCAATCTCCTGTAGACTGGGGACCTGTATACAGTCCGCCATTTGCCAAAGGCGGAGGCGCCTGTGTATTCTGCGACCATACTAACGCACCCGGATAATTCGCCCACGATCCCCACGTCGTCGTAGGCAATATACCAGTAAGTGAGCCCTCCTGACCCGGTAAAAGTTTGCCGGTCACCGGATCTGTACCAACAATGTTTGTTGCACCGCCAAAATACCTTGGCGCGCGCTTAGGTAACCGCCGGTTATTTTTGCTCTTACGACGACGGGTATATACCAGCGACATCTTATAAAGGGGAGCGTTTATTATTCCAAAAAAGAATAAGAAGGACAGGAGATAGATGTCCACTAAGTCGGCACGGGTTCGCGAAATGATTCTAGATATTGAAGATGCTATGAAGACCAAAACTCCCGCACAAATTGGGGCTGAATTCGCAGACTACCAAAAAGAGTTTCCCAGTATATTTGCTATGCTGTTAAAAAAGGACTATCGTCGGGACATACTTGCCATGATGGTAGACCAGTTAGATAAGATGGAACGTGGCGATATTTCCCAACATAATGCGTCTGTCAATGTAGGCACAATCCTTGTAGATCGTATTGTAAAGCCTCAACTCAACGGTGCTAAAGATAAGCCTAAGCAGTAAATGCATTCGTCTGTTTTACGCTCTTGAGCCGCATAAATGGATTCACAACCGGTGCCGTCTGCGCAGTTGTTGATTCTCCCATACGAAAGTTATCAAATACAAGTGCATTTGTAACCGTACTCCTATTCGTCCAATTCGCATAGGAATACGGAACATTATGAGGCGGTGGATTGAGAATATTGAGCAAATCCTGCGTCTCCTTCTCAACATTCTTATCCATCTCATTCACCCACGTCATTGTAATCTCTTCATCGTGATGCTTGCACCAGTCTATAGACCGGTTTACATTTTCACGAACTAGTTTTTCAATCACCATCGGATCCGTCGTTTTTATGAGGTCAAGCGTCTGCCGAATCACAACGATTTCCAGCTGTTCAATCTCTACTTGAAGCTGTTGAATGAGATCCATCGTCGGCTTCCACGACTCGCACTGTACAGGATGCGCAAGAATAGGAAAGAGAAACTGCTGCTTTGCCTGATACGCATCCAGTAGATTGATAATATCCGATGAGGGTCCCAAGTACCCTTTTCCGATAAAGTACCGCTCCGCGTTGCCTGAGCGTGATGTATGTGGCTTGGAAATGCCCCACGAGCGGAATGCACGGCTCAGCAGCCACAAGAGATCCAGCGTCGGCTGCTCTGTCGTATCAAAGCACTTGATAATCATAAAGCCGCCCTTGCCCAGCACCTTGAGTCCAATGAGTGCCTCTGCCAACAGCAGCGGAAAGATGGAATCCTCCTGCGCATTGTAGTCGCTGCTGAAGTCAAAGCCGCCATCCGCGGTATAAATATGGGCACCATTTGGATTTCGCAGATTTGTCCACTTTACAAAGTGGTCCTGGTTCGCCTTGTTAAGAATATTGCCGGTACTGTCCTCACCGTCATGAATCGTAATCTGCGGCCAATACGCCAGAAACTTCGCCGCCTTACGCCATCCAGGCACATTCTTTGCCTCAGACCGTAGTGTAATCGCGTTAGTGCCAACATATCCCCAATCCTCAAGGTTTATCATATTCTTTGTTGCCATTGTAAGACACGCCTCAATGAATCCACCTGGTCCCTCCGCTGCGTGTACCGTCCTCAAACCAATACCTACATTCCGCTTTACCAGTGGAGCAAGTTCGTTTGTTAAGTCTAGGCGCTTCCACATCTCAATCATCTTGAAATAGGAGCGTGAAAGCGGCTGTCGGGTTGCTACCGATCGGGATGACCGACGGTTCCAAGAGAGGAAGATATACTCGTACGGGTTGGTCACCTTCTTATAATCGTCCCACTTGCCCTCCTGATAGAAGAGATTGATCTCGTTTTTTGCCTGTTGAAGGGCGCGATTCTCTAAAGCACAAACATAGACTTGTTTGGGTGGTTGTAAATCTGTATTAGGTCTTAGTGGGATTGATGATGGTCCGCCGGAGCCCCATACCTCTAACACCTTGTATTCCATATTATTACTTCCGTGATTTATTTAGCATTTTAAAATATAGCTCCGTCATTTTTTGTGAAAACCCCCCACGGATATATTTGTATGCATTTTCCTCTTTTGGAGACCACCAACGTATATTATCCTTTTCTAATACATCGGGTGGCAGCAAATGACGCCAATCTTTATTATCCACTAATTCCTGTGTGCGTTTCTGGGCTTCTAACATAGTTGTCGGTGTGATAGTAGCACGCCAGAACTGATACATAAACATTGCGTTCGGCACATTTGATTCTGGCCAATCTTGCGAATAGCCTGTATCCAACGGCGTAAGATCTAAGAGTTCGCTTGGCATAATCTTCGCCTCCTCCATCGTCTCACGCAGAACTCCGCGGCGCATACACGATAGAATTTGTTTATAAGACATTATAGTACCGTTTCGTGTTGCGCTAAGTTCGTCCCACTCAAACTGCCCCTTCGGCGGCTCCCACCGATGGTCCGACATTCCCCACTCGTGTACAATCACAATCTGACTAGGATTCTCAGCATTATGAACAAAAACAATATTACGCAAAAAGACGGGTTTACCATTTATTACCATATATGCGTAACGTTTTCCTCGCGGGAACAGTTTATAACCAACCTCCATCTACTGGGTATTCGGATTATTCGTAGATGGCAATATCGTCGCCCTCCTCCTCCTCCTCGTTGACCGTTTCCATTCCTACCGCAGCGTGCTGGTGCATCGTAGGAAGACTGACAGGAATACGGAGATTCGTCGTAGAGCACTCGCCGTTATCGTCGGCGCCATAGAGTGCATCGTGAATCTCATCTGTCGTGTACGGTGCTAGGCTGTCGTACTCTACTGGATGCTGCTCGGGGGTGTCCTCTGCGAATTTAATAGCCGTCTCTTCGTCAAAGAGCATCTCTGAGAACGCTGTGCCCGCCTTAATCGGCGCACCTAGCATCACCTTAGCGCTCACGCCCAGTACAGGGTCCCGCTCACCAAAGATGGCGGCGCGGAGTGCAATATCCTCCGTCTGCTCAAACGACATCTTCGCTAGCGGTCCAATATCGTTCTTATTGATACCGTAGCGGTCAATGCTCATCGTGCGACCCTTGTGGCACATCTTATCCAGCAGAATACAGACGTGGCGGTAATTGACCGAGCTGCCGGACTCAGCGAATAGCGTCGTAATCTCCTTGTACAGCGTGGCGCGCGTCGCCTCAATGCCCAGATTCGCAAACATATCGTGAACGTTGCTGGAAATGAGTTTTGAGGGATCCACATCAGGATGCGTCATCACATCCAGGAAATTGGAGCCATCGCTAATCAGCACGTACTGCTCCGCCGGTACATACTTGCCATCCTTGAGCTCCACCGTATCGGCAATCTTCTGGTAGTTCACCGAACGGAGACCAGGAATGCCACGAATCGCCGTACACGAGAGAACCTTATTCTGGAGCGCCTTGAGCGAATTGAGGTCGTCGCTCGCCGTATCTGTCTTGACAAGACGAATGCGGAAGACAAGGCGGGTCGCATTGTAATCCGTGTAAATGCTTGTAATATCGCTGCTGAACTTCGTCTTGAGAATGAGCGCAATGTCATCCATTGTAATATTCTTATTGAACATCTGCTCGCGATCCAGCTCAAACCGCAGAATCCACGGCGACTTCGGCTCTTCCTGAACTGGAGCGGCTTCCTCCGTAACCGGCGTTGAGCTGAGCGGGTCCTGCGCCACACCCTCCGCGGCGGCAGCAGTGGTCGTCGCCTTCTCGTACGCCGCTAGATACGCTAGCCAATCCGCATCGTCCGCAATAAGCGTCTCGTTATCGCGGGGGTCGTAGTAGATACGCGCAACCGTCACAATATCCTGGAGTAGCGTGAACTCCAGCTCCTTTGAGACACGACGCGCCTCCTCCTTCTTATCACGAAGGTCTCTACGCAGCGGAATGTTCAACTCAATCGCCTTCGGATTGCGGGTCGCCTTGAGCAACTCCTTGAGACGCGGCACACCTCGCGTCATATTTGACTTAGCGGCTACACCAGCCAAGTGAAACGTATTGAGCGTCATCTGCGTCGCCGGCTCACCAATAGACTGCGCCGCAATGACACCAACAGGCTGTCCAGGCTCCACCCACGACTTCCAGTGCTTGAGGACAATCTCCTCAGAAAGAGCGTCCAGTGCCGGCTGCGTATAACCGATGCTGGTAAGGCGGGACGGGGCGAGATGGTAGCGGACGAGCGCCGCCCAAATCTTATTGTTCGCGTGCGTCTTTGCCAGAATCTTTGCCTGGGCAGACAACACAGCCGTAGGTGTGGCTGGGTTTGCCGTGTTCGCCGGATCCAGATTAAACTGCGACTTAATGGCGTAAATGAGACGCTCCAGGTGAACAGGAGAACGGACGTTCTTCTGCGGCTTTGATCCAAACACCTTCTCCACGATGATACGGCGGTCCTCAATCATCGCATCCTGGTACGCCTTCTCTCCTGGGGCACCTGGCGCCGCCGCGTACGCAATGATATCGCTGTCGCTCATAGATGAGAGCGGTAGGGGCTGATTCTCCAGCTTCGTCGCATTAATACCGTCCTCGCCGTACGATACCTGTAGCATATTGCCGTTGGTATCGCGCACCGAGCCGTCGTGCTGCGTAATCAAGTCCTCTAGAGCAACACGGATTTGGCGCTGCATATAACCCGTATCAGCCGTCTTCACGGCAGTATCAATAAGACCCTCACGACCCGACATAGCGTGGAAGAAGAACTCATCGGGCTGGAGTCCCTTAATATATGAGCTGGTGATGAAACCACGCGCCTGAGCACTGTCGTCAAAGCGCTTGAAATGGGGCAGAGTACGGTGCTGGAAACCGTTCGGTACGCGCTTGCCCTCAATCGCCTGCTGACCCAGCGTGGCAATCATCTGTGAGACGTTTACCTCCGAGCCCTTAGAGCCCGCCTTTACCATGTTCGTCATACGATTCATATCTGAGAGCGACTTGAGACCAATCTTACCCGCCTCGCCTACAGCCTTATTGAGCGTGCTCATCACCTTATTCTCAAACTCCTCCTGATTTGAGCGTCCGCTGGAGTTCTCAAAGAGACCGGTATGGAGCTGAAGAATCTGCTCCTCAATCGTCTTCGTGAGCTTGTTGAGCGCAATACCGATTTCGTCATTGGTCGCCTGATCGGCAATCAAATCACTGATGCCGACGGAGAAACCGCTGTTCATTAGGAAATTCGCAATCATCGCCTGAAGGCTGTCAAGGAAGTCCACTGTAATATCTGGTCCGTAATCGTTGTAAATAATGTGAATGAGCTGCTTGGAGAACACCGACTTATCCAGAATACCCTGCTCAATTACACCGTTGAGAATCTTAATTAGATTGGGTGACTGAGGGTTCTTCTTATCCTCATCCGTATAGCTACTGTTCGGCATCTGGAGGCTTACTGGCGGTAGAAGCGCCGAAAGGAGCTGCTGACCTGACCACATCGGCTGCGGTGTCATAGTGACCGGCTCTGGCAGCTTGCCCTCCCAACGCTTAGCGTGGACCAGCAGATTCATCGCCTCCTTCTTCGTGAACAGCACGTTGGAGCGGGTGAAGCGGTTGGCGCCCACCAGCGTATCCTGGACGACTGACACAATCGGTACAGACTCACGGGGGCTTACGATTTGTAGCGGGACCGCCGCAATCTCACGTAGCTCCGTCGCCGTCTCCACCGACTGGGGCGCGTGTAAGTTCATCTCATCGCCGTCAAAATCGGCGTTGTACGGCGCCGTCACAAATACATTGAGACGGAACGTATTGAACGGCAGAATCTTCGCAATGTGCGCCATCATTGACATACGGTGAAGCGACGGTTGACGATTGAACAGCACTACATCGCCGTCCATCAGATGGCGATTCACAACGTCGCCCTCAAACAGCTCCAAAGACTTGGCGTTGACGTGCTTTAAAGAGATAGTGCGACCATCGTTGCGCTGAATCGTCTTGGCACCTGGGTAAGTGTCCGGTCCGTTCTGAATCAACTTATACAGCTTGCCGATGTTGAACTGCGTAACCTTCTCAGGGAACGTCAGGTTCGTTGCAATCTTGAGAGGAATTCCGAGCTCTTTGACGGAGATATTCGGGTCCGGCGTAATAACTGAACGGGCAGAATACTCCACACGCTTTCCCTGGAGATTGGAACGGATACGACCCTCCTTAGAGCCCAGACGCTGCTGAAGCGACTTGAGGAGGCGCCCCGAGCGCTGTGCAGCGGGTGAGATACCAGGAATGTTATTGTCCACCAGCGTTGCTACGTGATACTGTAGCAGATTCGTCCACTCATCAATCGCACGCTTCTTCGGCTCATCCGTAATCTTCTTTTTGAGCATGTTGTTCGCCTTGATGATATCAATGAGCTTGCTCGTCAGATCATCCTCGGCGCGCTGATTGTTATCCTGGGTCACCGAGGGGCGCACCTGCGGGGGAGGAATCGGCAGCACCGTGCAAACCATCCAGTCAGGTCGGCACCAATGACGGCTAAACCCCATAAATTCAACATCCTCGTCGGTTACACGACGGAGAAGACGGTGAACATACTCAGGCTCTAGCAGCATTGAAAGATTCATTGCGCCGCTATCGTCAACCGTTGCGCCTTCTGGAGCCTGAACACCTTCCGGGAGTTGTAGGTTCTTCCAGTCAGCGTAAATCTTATGGACCGGCTCCTCACGATACTTATTCGGCTGACGAGAGCCGCAACCGTCCTCAATATCCTCGCCGCAACGTGTCGTACCGGAAGCCGCCTCTAGTACCATCTTCCAGCGGGACTCGCCCTTGAGCTTGAGTAGGTGCTGATGGCGCTGCTTATCAATAAGCAGTTTGCCACACTTGAAACACACACAGCGCATCACCTTCATCAGCAGCTTGAAGAACTGGGTGTAGTAAACCGGTCGTGCAAGAACAAAATGTCCGAAGTGACCTGGGCAACTGTGATTGTTCTGACCGCAAGAGCGGCAGACTTTGCCGTTCTCTAAAACGCCCATACGCGGATCAAAGAGACCATTCAGTTTACCCTCTGCCGTAGAGGGATTCGTGATTTCGCATACGGAACGCCGTAGGATTTCTTCAGGACTAAATACCCCAAACTGAATCCCCACAATGGATTCAGTTTCAGATGAATGTGACAGAACCGGCATCTCTTCTTTTTTGTATGAGTTTCTTTTAAACGGACGGCGCCACGTCAAATTTTATGAGTTTTCTGGATTACCCACGGGCATGCTTAATCTGTGCTAAATACGCCTGCTTCTCCGAAAGTTCTGTTGTTAAAAGATCAATGGCATTAATTGTACTGGTATGAACGGTCGCCATAGCCTGTCCATACTCTACTTCCGTACAAGTGCTCATAAGATAATTTGATATATCACGTTTGGACTGTGTTACTTGGTCAATATCATTATTGATAGATTTGATATATCCTTGGACTGTACTCATAGCTTGTAGCTTAGGTGTTGCCATTCTTACTTAATGCCCGGGTTAAAAATATATCTTAAGTAAAGGAATGTCGTCCGTAAATAAAATGTACGCAAACACTGCCAATGCGCTCACCAACTTTGTTCCTATTAAGTCGATGACGTATCATAATAATACTGTAAATCATACACTTCTTTTACCATTTATCTATGCGAATGGAGTCTTGGATATGGCAACTTTAGATGGATTTACTCCATCTTCTGGATTAGGAAATGTAAATGGTTACAGCTGGCGTTTGGTACGTCCTATCGGCGGATTTGGCGTTGTGAATAAACTTGGAGCAGATTTTCTTACGTGGTTTGAAAATTGGACGGATGTAGATTCTGGCAGTGAAACAATCTTTGTAGCACCTGTTATGACAAAGGTAGGACAATGTGTGCCAAACGGTGATAGCATTCTTAATAGTCAGTATGCTGTATCTGGAGGAGAGCGCCCAACAATCACTGAATCCCCGTCTTCTGATAATTATGTTACAGGCTATGGTGGCAACAATTGGGATACTGTATGGGTATTCAAGTCACCGCTGACGATTCAATATACGTCTGGAGGCACTTTACAGTACGCCACATTCTACTCACAGTTCACAAATCCCAATTAAATTTTATATTGTATATTTTCAATATACTTTATAAATGACAGACGTGTCCGGTGCTGTTATCCTTTATGTAGATCCTCCACCACCGCCTGAAGAAGAGCATCCTGATTATGTTGGAACTGGACCAACTGGCACAACCGGTAATACAATGAGCGCTCCTAGTGTTGGTTCCTTTGGAACCCAAGGGGGTCCCTTTGGAACCCAAGGGGGTCCGACTGGTCCTACAGAAACGTTTCTAAATCCAGGCACAATGTCTGGATTACAATATATCAAAGATTTTAGTGGAAATATTGTACCGACGCAAGCGACAATTTCCTATGTAAAACGATTTATGAATGAAGATTATTCGGATGCCGGCTTCAATATGTCCACCTCCATGGATATTATTGCCGTATACATAAAAGCCCAAAAAATCTTATATACTGAAGCAAAAGTCTATTGCGAACAGCAACTTAATATGTTGATGTTACCCGCCATTTGTATATCTGCATTATGTACTTTACTGAGTTTAGCGCTTCAAGGTATTATTGCCGGTCCCTACGTAATCAGCGCTTTAACCGCTATCAATTCATTTATTCTTGCCCTTATTTCGTATCTAAAACTCGATGCGAAGGCAGAAGCCCATAAAACCAGCGCCTACCATTACAGCAAACTACTAACCATTTGCGAGTTTCAATCTGGCAAGATTATGTTTTTTAAACGCGATGACAGCCCAGAATATTTCGTTGCTTTATACAATGAAATGCTCAAATTAATCACCGAAATAGAAAAGAAGATTGAGGAAATCCAAGATACGAATAAATTCATATTACCCCAATATATCCGTTACAATTTTAGAACGCTCAATGAACAAAATCTATTCTCAAAGGTGAAGAATCTACAACTTGAAGAACTCAAATTATTAAATGAATTAAAAATTAGTCTTCGCCGATTTCACGAAAAACAACAGCCATTTTTGGATGATAAAAATACTATAAGTATTAAAAAACTGTCTATGGTGCCAGATAATGATCCAATGAAGAAAGAGTACTTAGATGCAAACAATGAGAAAGAAAAACGAATGAAAAATATCATTTCGCATCGTAAATCATATTTGACATTGGAAGACGATTTTGAAAATGAAATTGACGAATATGTAAAAAAGGCAAAAGGGCGATATTGTAATTGTAATTGGCTTAAATCCTAGAGCTCTTTA